CTTTTTCCCCAGTTGTATTTCCAAATAAGGCCCAATAGGCAAGCATCTTTGAGATGGCGGAGATAAAAGAATCAGCCATGGAACCGGCAAGATTATGGAAGGCCTCTTTCAGGCTTGTAGCTCCCCGAATGATATTGACAACGGAATTTGACCAAGCATTGGCAAGGCTATCTCCAAAACTCTTTATCGTGTCATCTATCCGCTTCGTCGCCTTGTCATGTTCTTCTATCACCTGTTGCCAATAAAACCCCCACGCCTCGGCCTGTATTCTTTGAGATTCCACTTCCCCTTCCCTTATTCTTTCCAGGGCATACTCATGTTGGTTTACAAACTCCATGTCCTTTTCAAGGCGCGTGCTGTATTCGGCATTGATAATCTCATACTTGGCTTGTTCGGTTTCCTTTTCTGCTTCAAGAATCCTGTCAAGAACATACTTTTGAGATTGAACCCGCTCTTCTGCCTTTTCGATTTCGAGGGCATTCAACTTTTCAAGCTCCGCAATACGGATATCGGCAATTACTCCCCATGCCTTCGATTCTTCTTCAAGTTGCTTTTGGATTCCTTCATTGTTCTCAGTTATGAAAACATCTTTTTTAGTCTGGGCGGCAAGTTTTTGGCTCTCAAAGGCTTTGATTCTTGCCTGCGCTCCGGTCTCATATTGTGCGGGAGGCACAGAATAAGGCATCCCGGGAACAGGGCCAGTGGACCAAAATCCTCCGGCCTCCCTGTTCAGCCCTCTGTTTTCCTCCATGGTTTTGAGAATCTTCGTCAGCCAGCTAAAGGTGTCCTTCAGTACGGGCAAAAGACCCATCCCGATTTCTTCTTTGAGGTCTGACCACGCATTTTTGAATCTTGCCACAGTGCTCGCATAAGTCTCGACATCCCTTTGTGCCGTGCCCCCGAACTTCTCTTGTAGGACCCTCAAAGCATATTCGGCCTTCTCTGCTACCGTGGCATTTTCACCAAGGCGCTCTTTCAGGTTTCTAAGTTCGGGGATATAGCGGCCTAACATCTCAACATTGCCGCTCATGGCCATACCGATAAGCCTGGAGGCAGAATGGAGGTCTTGACCCGTCCTGACCGACATATCCATTGCCAACTTCGCCCCTATCTGGGCCTTGGCAAACTCGTTGGTATACATCATCATGTCGGTAAGGGATTGACGGGCTTGCTCATCCGAGAAGCGGGTTGATGCTTGGATGGCTTTTGCGAAATCGTCAACGGCGGATTTGGCATATTGCCAAGAATAGCCGACAGTCTCTAAGGCAAAGCGAAGGTGAGTCTCGATCTGTTCCGCTTCTGCGGCTTCGTCTACAAAACTACTAATTGCTCTACTCACCCCATAAAAGGCGGCAGTTGCAATGCCAATCTTGGCAGTTATGCCGAGCCAGCCATCCTGCATTCTCGCCATCGGTCCCTTGACGGCATTATCGGCCCGTTGGGACATTCTTTCCATGTTCTTATCCGCCGTCTGCACTTCACCGCTAAATTTCTTGATAGCGGGCGAACCCTTATCGTCAACAATCAATTCATAGCGCAGTCTTTCGTCAGCCATTCATCACCTGTTGTATTCGTGCCTTTAAATGCTGCCCCGCCTTTTCAAGGGAAGGTCTCCATGAGGGACGACGGGGAATATTAGAACCTGGATGTTTGACCTTTTTTGCAAAGATTTCTGATCCTTTAGAGAAAAAATGTAGTGCCTGTTTTCTTTTGGGATAAATCGTTCTCGCGGGTGTCCTGCCCCCGAATTCATGAATGCGAGCATAAACCACACTCGTTCCAAACATTCCACTGACCGTATTACCAATCCTTCGGGCCAAACCAATCGCCGGCGAACCCCTCAATCTGCCCGTGACAACACCCAATTTACCCGGTCTTGGCCCGCTCAAATATTCGCTTTTGACAATCCTTGAGGCGTCATTAAGGGCAATATTGACTGCATTCACCAAGCCATCCTGAATCTGCTTCGGTTTCTCCATCAATTTCTGGAGTTCCTTTTCAGGTCTTTTTAGCATCCTCTTCCAGCACCACTTTGATTTCGTTTAGCTTCAAGATCAATTCGAGAGGGTCTATTTCGACGTTCACAAGTTCCGCCAATCTGAGTTTGTCTTCAACCGTTGAATCAAGAATCACGTTGGCAAAGGTTTGAACCAGAAACCAGACCAGAAAATTTCCGGGTTCCAATCCAGGGAAGCATTGCTCACAAGGAGGGTCTTTCTGTGTATTGGCCCATATGTCCCTGCATTCGGGGCACCATAGGCTAATCCGTTGGCGTTCTTTCACCCACCTTGCGAGCTCACGGAGTTTTTTAAGTCGGCCTCTAACTTCTCTCTGAGTTCATTCGACTTTGCCAGGACGAAAAGATAAAGCGGGTCATATTCAAAAATCGCCCGCTTCTGCTCTTCCTCGCTTGGATTCCCCTCGATCTCGATCCCCTCCCATGCCTCTACCATCTGACAGAAAGAACGGAAATGGACTTCTTTCTCCGACCCTTTGTACATGAAAGAAATCGTAGTGCTCGCGGGAACCATCCTGACCTTGACCCGCACCCCAGGGATATCAGGAAAGTCGAACCAGGTGCCTTCGCTTTTGCTCAACGGTTTGAGCTTCAGCATAAAACCCCCTTTCTTAGACCAACGTTAGCGGACCGTAGCCAGCCACATTGTAGGTCACCTTGACGAGACCACTGGCATCGTTATCAATCGGCATGGCCGTGATGTAGCATCCGGCACCGGAATCGGTTGTGATATCCGGAACCCAGTAAGATGTCGAATCGATGTAAAGTTTAAGGTCTGTAATTTTGTCCCCCGCAAGGGCCGCTACCTTAAGAGCTGCCTGCCCAGCGGTATCAGCCGGATCATAGAAACCCTCTAGAGTAGCAGACCACTCTTGGAGTCCCGATAGTTTTTTCTTCCATGCTGAAGAGCCAAAAACCGTCGCTTCAAGTTGATCCATCCTGATGTCAAGAGACCATCGGCTCATGTTGGCAACCGTGCTTGAACCCTTTTTGATGCTTGCATACCGTCCTCTCAAAATATCTCCCATTTTTACAACCTCCTTTGTGATATCCCAATAAAAAAGGCCCTGAAACAGCGTATAACGCTATCCAAGGCCTTCTTTTGGCGTGGTTAATGACTTATATTAGTTTATGATATTTTCCTCAATCCATGCCTTATTTTGCAGTTTCTTGAAGAGCTTCAAAACATTCTCCCAGCTTCCGAGTCTCTCCACTATGGCATGGAGAAGGTAAAAGTGACGGTCGATCTGAAACTCCCGGATGTGGGGAATATCGAATTCGGTATCGATCGTGAGTTTGAAACCTTCCTTGACCGCCCGCTTCGTGAAATAGGCATCTTCCCCCCTCTTGCGGATGATTCTGACGTTTTCTCTGACCTCGATTTCCTCTCCCATGACAAACCATGGGCGTTCGAACGCCTCAAAAACCTCTCTTTTAACAAGAAGGCAGGCGCAACCCGTTCCGCCGACTTCGAGGGGTGACCCGGGTCTGTAATCAACAAAGAATTGAAGCCGCCTGTCTGGATCGTCTTTATCCCACAAGATGGGCTCATAAGGTCTGTAACCACGGTAAATCAGGCCTCCTGCAAGATCGGCCCCGCTATCAAGCAGGGCAAAAAGCCTTCTTAATACCAGGGGGTGATAGACCATATCGGCATCACAAATGAAGATGTGGGTACATCCCTCTCTTAATCCTACTGCAATCTGCTCCTCGCGCTTGTCGGCTATATCCCCATGGTCAGGTGCTTCGAGATAGATGAGGTTAGGCTTTTCCATCGCAAGGATACTCAAATGGGTGCGACTATTGATGTATTGCCACGTCAAAGGCATAGCCCAGCCGAGTAAAATATTTTCAGGCCATTTACTCATGCACTCCCCAGATTATATCGGTAAGAAATCTTAACGTTCATCTCGAATTCCTTTAGTTCGCTATTGGGATCCGCACTTACCTTGACTGATACGATCTCGGTATCTTTCTGATAAGTATTCGATGAAGATTCAAGTCTCTTTCGGACATCCTCAAGAAGGTTATTTATGTTCGACCAGGTCCCCTTGTATCTTCCGAGAATGATGAGATTTAGGACGCCCTGCTCTTTTCCAAAACAAATGGTAGAGACCTCTTCCGGTTCACCCTCATCCACGAATAGGGCCGAAAGATTCTGATTCTCCTTATCGTCCCAGTGGGTTCTTTCCCGGTAGAGATAGGGTGTCGTGTTGAAGCCCGCCCCTGTCGAGATGCCATCAAGAAGCGTAGGAATATAGGCGATGATCGTTTCTCGTTGGTTGCTCATCTAAATCGTCACCTTATTAAGGATAAAGTATCCAAAATCCCTTTATTGTGGAACCAAGCCAATACCTGTAGGTGTAGGTGGATTGCTTAGCCTTTGAAACACGAAAGGGTTTGTGGCTATACTCTCCAACCTCCCCCACTTTGGGTCAACGGTAACAGCTTTTATGACCACAGTGTGATTACCTGCTGAGATAGAGCTAAGATCGTATTTGAGAATCACTTTCCCGTCAATAATTTGAGCAGGAGAGATAATGGGAATTGTCGCTCCATCTAAGTAGATTGCAAACTCCGTAGGTTGTGTTCCGGTTAATGGATATGGGTCACAACTAAGAAATGGAGCTGCATAACTTATGCTTGCAGCAAAAACCATAACCAATATAATAAAAAGCAATTTCTTCATTACATTACCTCCTATTCAAGTATAAATGTCTGTCCAGTTCCCACTATCATAGTCATCCCCGTCCCTACAATAAATATATTTTTGGGGGACATGGGTGGTTGAGGGGGAAGTTCCA